TAGACGTCTGTAATGAAAAGAGAGGCAGCAATATCCCCCTACTGTTGGATTTCACAGACGACGTGGCGGAAGCCGAATTCCTACGGGACAGAAAAGCAGACGCTGCTTAAGAAAATTTACCCGATAATCCCCCAGCCCGCCCTGCGCGGGCTTTCTTTTGCCCGTCAAATCCCATCCAACTGTAAACCAGTAGTTGACTTTTGCTGCGCCGCTGTATAAAAAAATGCTTGCATCTCAGCCAGGAAGTGGGTATTATTCAGGCGTTCGCCTTACGGCGGCTTAGTCGTGGACGACAGATACAGAATTCCAGCCCGAGTGCTTTAATTGCATTCGGGCTTTTTGCCTGGGCCCATATGCCATCATTTCTGCTCAAAAATCATATTATCTTCTTGATTTTATAGCGAAGTATAGGCCGGGCCGTATGATGGTTTTGCAAGGCATTAGTGTAGTGGTAGCACGATGGTCTCCAAAACCATAAGACGGGGTTCGAATCCTCGATGCTTTGCCAGATGCGGGTGTAGCTCAAAGGTGGAGCAGCAGCCTTCCAAGCTGACGGCGCGGGTTCAAATCCCGCCATCCGCTCCAAGCTGTTTTCTCAAGGAGATGTTTTCGGCCTTGAGTTTTAGATAGGCAACGGCGTATTGTGGAATGCCGCGAGTATTCCAGCGGCTGATAGATTCAGGAGCGACACCAAAGGCACGCGCCAAGTCTGCGCGGGTCATATGGGCATCAAATAAAAGGGCATCTAATTGTTGTTTGCAGGCTTGCATTATTGATAAAAAGTCAATATAATTGCTGCTATGTTAATATAACTCAGGAGATAAGGCAATGGCTGCCCTATCTGGTGTAGATACAATCCGCGAGGTGGCAAAGCGGCAGAAAAAGACTTTACTGGCTTTTAGTACCGGCAAAGATGCAATCGCTGCCTGGCTTGCTATCCGTGAGCATTTTGAAGAGGTGGTGCCGTATTACCTTTACTTGGTGCCCGGCTTGGAGTTTGTGGATGAGCAGATTGCGATGTATGAGCGGTTTTTTGAGACCAAAATCACTCAACTGCCGCATCCATCAGTCCACCGCCTGCTGAATAATTTTGTGTTTCAGCCACCGCAAAATTGCGCGGTGATCGAAGATGCCGGTTTGCCGAATTTTGACTACCCCGATATACAGGCAGCGATGTGCCAAATGCACAATCTGCCGAAAAAAACATTGGTAGCAGATGGGGTGCGTGCGGCAGATAGCCCTATGCGCCGTATCGCCATCAACACACATGGCAGCATCAGTTATAAGCAGCTTAAATACCATCCGATTTGGGACTGGCGTAAAGCAGACTTGATAGAGTGCTTTAAAAAGCACAATGTGCGGCTTGGTAGTGATTACAAGATATTTGGCCGCTCGTTTGATGGGATTGATTTGCGGTTTTTGTTGCCGATTAAAAAACATTATCCCAAAGACTATCAAAAAATATTGGAGTTGTTCCCGCTGGCTGATTTAGAGGTGTTCCGCTGGGAGTGTGCAAATGGCAAATATTGACGTAAAGGCAAAAATAGAATCGGCCAAGCAGGCGGCGAAGCATGCGGTAGCCAAGCGCAAGCGGGCGAAGCAGCCGACTGTGGTTATGCCGGAGATTACCGGCAACCCCGAGGTGGATAGCCGGGCGGATTTAGATGCAGTGCAAAAAGGTTTCCGCGACCGCATCAAGAATGAAAATAACCGGTTCGAGCTGTCAACTGACAGTGAATACTGGTTCGCAGCCTGCTTCCAAACGCGGGAGCAGAAAGAGGCGTTTTTAAAGGCGCTTGATTTGCTGGTGCATGGCGACAAGTACATTGATGGCCGACTGCTGGCAGAGAAGCTGGGAATAGAGCTCCCGGCAGCGGATGTGCCGTATCGGGCTGAAGGTAAAATTGACAAGGATTATGCACAGTTTGTCGATTGATGGATTGTGCAGTGAGTAAGGCCGCTTGATCGCGGCCTTTTTATTTAGCCTTTTGTTTATGGAGGTTGTTATGCGTGGTTTTGTGATTCGTGGGCGAATGGCAGCCAGCGGCGGTAGATATGGTGGCGCCAATACATCCCGCACTTTTAGGTTTGCCGGCAGCCCGTCAGTGAGCCGCACAAGCGGGAGCTAGGAGGGAATATGCGTGGAGTAATCGGGCGTGTTGCCCGTGGTGCTAGAAATCTAGTGCGCAGGGCAGTGAGTGCATTCCGTGGCCGCACTAGCGGTTCATAACGGGTTTTAAAAAATCAATCCCATGCAATAAGGTGGAACAATGGCTTTATGTGGAGCGAAAACCCGTTCGGGCGCACCGTGTAAAGCAAAAGCCATGACTAACGGCAGATGCCGGATGCACGGGGGAACAAACAAAGGCGCACCGAAGGGGAATAAAAACAAGGTTTCTTGCGGTGCGCTTTATTCATCCTACTACACGGATGAAGAAAAAGCGTTGGCTGATGGTTTGAAGTTGGAGAGTATCGATGCCGAACTCAGGTTATGCAAAATCAGGCTGAATCGGGCATTGAAACTGGAAGCAGAGCAGACTGATGAAACGCTTGAATTAAAGCAGGTGGTAGAAACCCCGGCTGTTATTGGCGGGGTGCCGGTTGAAGATGATGAAGTCAGCCCAGTGCGGCAGAAGACCTATGCCAAACGCGATTATGAAGCAATCATCCAGCGCTTGCTTGGTAGGATTGAATCGCTGACTGCAACACGGCAGCGGCTACTGTCTGCCCAATTGGATTATGAATTGAAACTGGCAGCCAAGGAATCCGGCGCGGTGTTTATGCCGCATGTGATCGAGCTGGTAGCCCCTGTTGTGAAACAAGATGACGAGAGCGCAGATTGAGTTGCCGCCGAAACTGATTCCGGTGTTCGCAGGTAAAAAGCGCTATCGTTGTGCTTACGGCGGGCGCGGTTCGGGTAAAACCCGCAGTTTTGCCTTGATGACGGCAGTCCGTGGCTACCAATGCGGGCAGGCTGGATTAAATGGGGCGATATTGTGCGGCCGTGAGTTTGTGAACTCGCTGGCTGATTCAAGCTTGGAGGAAGTGAAAGAGGCGATTCGCTCCGTGCCGTGGTTGGCAAATTACTACGAAATCGGCGACAAGTATATCCGTTCGCGCGACCGGCGCATCAATTACCTGTTTGCCGGCCTACGATACAACTTAGACAGCCTGAAATCAAAAGCCCGCATCTTGCTGGCTTGGGCAGATGAGGCAGAGAGTGTGTCGGAGATGGCGTGGCAAAAACTTCTGCCTACAGTGCGTGAGCATGATTCGGAAGTTTGGGTAACGTGGAATCCGGAGACTGAAGGCAGCCCAACTGATTTGCGTTTCCGCAAGCATATCGGCGACAACGGCATTTCGGTGGAAGTGAACTACTGCGACAACCCGTGGTTTCCTGAAGTGCTGGAGCAGGAACGGCTGGCGGATAAAGCCCGTTTAGATGAGGCAAGCTACCGCTGGATTTGGGAAGGCGCGTATCTGCAAATGTCAGATGCGCAGATTTTCTGTGGTAAGTACGAAGAAAAAGCCTTCACGCCGCGCGATGATTGGGATGGCCCATATTTCGGGCTGGACTTCGGCTTCTCACAAGATCCTACGGCAGCGGTTAAATGCTGGATATATGATGGCTGTCTGTATATCGAACGGGACTACGGCAAAATCGGGCTGGAACTGGACGATACCGCGCCCATGCTGCGGCAATACCTGCCAAGCATTGAGAAATATGTGGTACGCGCAGACAGCGCGCGGCCTGAATCCATCAGCTATCTGAAACGCCACGGCCTGCCCCGTATTGTCGGCGTGCAGAAAGGCAAAGGCAGCGTGGAAGATGGTATTGAGTTCATCAAGTCGTTCAAGCGCGTTTTTATCCATCCTGATGCCGCCGCTACGCTGCGGGAATTTAAGCTTTACAGCTACAAAACAGACCGGTTGAGCGGCGATGTGCTGCCTGTGGTGTTGGATGAGAATAACCATTACATCGATGCGGTGCGATATGCTTTAGAACCATTGATGAAACGGCGCG